GGTATCACACCCGGTCCCGATAACGCATGGGGTGATGCTTATACAATTGTCCAAGTTCAGATCTCTGAGCATCAGGACGTTGCCACAATCAACGCTTACTAAGGAGCTAAAAAATGGCTGTCCCAATGCGCAGTACGGACTTTCGGTCCATCGTTGAGCCCATCTTAAACGAAGAGTTTGATGGCTTGTATAACCAACGCGCTGATGAGTGGAAACAAGTTTTCACTGAGCGTAATGGTATCCCCCGCAACTACCACGAAGAACCCGTCTTGTACGGTTTCGGAGCGGCTCCTGAGTTGCCTGACGGCATGCCAGTGACCTACCAATCCGGTGGCGTCCTGTTCAATGCTCGTTACGTCTACAAGGTCTACGGTCTGGCTTTTGCCTTGACCAAAGTCTTGGTAGAAGATGGCGACCACATCTCTATCGGTCAGACTTACGCCAAACACTTGGCACAGTCCCTGATTGAGACGAAAGAAACCCTGTGTGCCAACATCCTGAATCGTGCTTTCAATAGCTCGTATGCAGGCGGTGACGGCGTGTCGTTGGTTAACTCCGCGCACCCCATCGCTTCCGGTACATTCAGCAACGTGTTGACCACTGCTGCTAACTTGTCACAGACCTCGCTTGAGCAGATGCTCATCCAGATCCGCAACGCCATTGACAACAATGGTAAGCGTATCCGTTTGACTCCTGAGAAGCTTGTGTTGAGCCCTAGCAACGTGTTCCAAGGTGAAGTGCTGTTGAAGTCCGTCCTGCGCGCAGGTACTGGCAACAACGACATCAACCCGATCAACTCGATGGGCATGATCAACGGCGGCCAAGCTAACTTGTCACGTTTGACTTCAACTACCGCTTGGTGGGTGCAGACAGACGCTAAGGTCGGCTTGCAGTTGATGATGCGTCGTAAGCTTGAGAAGAGCATGGAAGGCGATTTCGAAACCGACTCTATGCGCTACAAGGCTACCGAGCGTTACATCCCAGGTTGGACAGACCCACGTACCATCTACGGTACAGCTGGTTTGTAAAAACCTAAAAGGAAGGGGGCGAAGGTCCCCTTCTTCATTTTTTTAATTTGTCAAGCTTTTCAAGGAGAAGACAACATGCCTCAATTTTCAGATGACCTCTTTTTAGGTTCCGCCACCACTTACATGGGTATGAACTTAGGTGATCCTTCGCCTATGTCCGAAGGCGTTGGACCTCTTGGCCGTATCTACGTGTGGGACTCCGTGCCCCTCGCCAAAGGTGCTGCCAACATTGCTGCCGCTACCATTTGGACTAGCGCAGTGACTCTTACTGCCGGCACTGGCGTCACATCGACTACCACTGCTGCAGGAACTACAGTGCTTCAGATGGACGTGCCTCGCGTAGTGACCGTGACAACAGGCGCAGGTTCACCAACAACTCGCAACGTGACCGTGTCTGGCTTTGACATCTACGGCCAAGCCATGAGCGAAGTGATCGCCACCGGTGCTGTTGCTTCAACTACAACTGCTGGCAAAAAAGCATTTCACCAGATCTCAACAGCGACTATCAGCGGCTCACCAGTCGTGACTGTGTCTGTTGGTACAGGTGACGTGTTTGGCTCTCCAGTTCGTTTCACCAACCGCGGCTATTTGTCTCGCGTGGGTTGGGACAACGCCTTGGCTGAAGATGCTGCCACAGCAGCTGTTGCCGTGACTACCACAGCTACTACAACTACTGGCGACGTTCGCGGCACAGTAGCTCCTTCGTCTGCAGCTGATGGCGCTAAGCGTCTTGTCGTAGCGGTCCTGTTGCCTGCATTGGCAGCTGGTCCTAACGCGACTCGCACCGGTGCTCTTGGCGTGACTCAGGCCTAATTAACCAGGGGGCTTCGGCCCCCGTCTTTAGGAGATTGAATCATGGGAGTTTATTCCTCAGTATCAAGGCAGGGCCAGTACGAGCCATTTGAGCTACAAGTAGCTAGAGGCCAGATTGACGCGCACAAGGCGTTATTTAAGTTTGGCGTTAACGGTGATGTCGGCACGTCTGTTGAAACAGTTTGGGCTCAAGGGGGTACGTACGCATATCCTGCCGCAGCCACTGTAATGAAAATCTCCAGTTCAAGCGCAGACGATGCTTCTGCTGGAACTGGCGCAAGATCAATTGCTATTTTTGGTCTTGATGCAAATTACAACGAAATTAGCGAGTCTGTCCTTTTAGATGGGCAAACAGCAGTCAACACTGGCAACAGTTATTTGCGTATTTCTAGAATGTACGTGACCACCGCTGGTTCTGGTGCAACTGCTGCAGGAACTATCTATGCAGGTACAGGCAGCGTCACTTCTGGTGTACCTGCAACCGTCTACGGCATGATTGCTATTGGTGCAAACCAAACGCAAATGGCATTTTGGACTGTACCCGCAGGTTATACCTTGTATTTAATGGCAACTTTCTTTACATCTGCAAACTCAACTGCAAACGCATCAACCAACTTTCAGTTAATTCAACGCCCGCTTGGTGGTGTGTTTAGGACACAAAGTTCAGCGCGTACCGCTGGCAACGGAGACTTCATACTTGACCTACACACACCCCTTGCTTTTACTGAAAAGACAGACATTGAAATTAGGGCGATTGCTTCGGCGGGGGCTTCAAACGTGTCTGCTGAGTTTGAAGGCATCTACATCAAAAACGCGGACTAAGCCATGGCAAACTTAAAGATCACGGACCTACCTGCAGGCTCTAGTCTTGCTGGCACCGAACTTTTTGAGTCGGTCCAGTCATCCTCGTCTGTCAAGCTGACTTCTGATCAGGTTAAGGCCTTTGCCAATTCAGTTCCCACCTTGCTGGTTGAGACAGCCAACACCAATACGCCGGCTACTGCAGCAACCTTAAGTCACCAGACTTCAGGTACGGCAGCAGCAGGTATTGGAACCCGTCTTGCTTTCCAATGTGAGACCGCTGCTAGCAACAACGAAATTGGCGCCTTGCTTTCAGCCGTTACCACAAACGTAGGAGCTGGCACCGAGGCCTTCAACTTGCAAGTCTTGTTGATGGCAGCAGGCGCTTCTGCTACGGCAGTTGCTACGTTCAACAGCAACGGCAACTTTGGCATCACCGGCAACACGCTTAATATCCCAGTCTCCAGAACACCAGCTTCAGCATCGGCCACAGGTACAGCTGGCGACATTTGCTGGGATGCAAGTTACATCTACGTCTGCGTGGCGACCGACACGTGGGAACGTGTGGCGATTGCAACATGGTAAACGATCACAAGTTTGGTAAAGGCGGAGGCACTTTGTTTGTTGCAAAGGGAGGAGCTGTCTGGGCGCGCAAAGAAGGACAAAATCCTAAAGGCGGGTTAAACCAAAAAGGTCGTGATGCCTACAACAGCAAGACCGGCGGCAACCTAAAGCCTCCAGTATCGTCTAAGCAGGCAGCAAAAAGCCCCAAGGCTGCAGGACGTCGCGCCAGTTTTTGTGCGCGCATGTCAGGCATGCCTGGTCCAATGAAAGATGACAAGGGCCAGCCAACTAGAAAAGCCCTTGCCCTTAACAAATGGGATTGCTAATATGATGGGAAATAAAATGGCCTTCGCAAAAGGAGGCAAAGTAAAAGCCCCTTGGGATAAGCCAAGGCCAAAGGACCTGCCAAAGCCTAAAAAGTTAGCGCCTGCTGCAAAAGCTAGCGCAAAGGCAGCAGCTGCCGCAGCCGGACGCCCCTATCCCAACCTAGTTGACAACATGCGGGCAGCCGCAAAAAGGAAATAACATGGGAAAAAATATACAGTACGGGGAATTCACGTTCCCATCTTCACCTGCTCGCCCAACTGGCATGAAAAAAGGTGGAATGTGTGCGCCTACAGAGGGATACGCCAAAGGCGGTCCAAAAAAGAAGGCAAAGCGCGAACCAGAAGCCATTGTCCGCAAGGAAGTGGCCCTTTTGCGCAAGTCTGGAGCACCAAAAGCCATGGTGAGCCACGAAGTGCGTGAAATGTCCGGCGAGATGGACACTCCAGCCACCAAAAGTGCTGAAGTGGGCATGCTGCGCAAGGCAAGAGCACCTCTGACCATGATTAAAGAAGAAATGATGGAGCCATCTGGCATGAAAAAGGGCGGCTCTGTTAAAGTTGAAGCAAAGCTTGAAAAGCATGCCAATATGCCTGCCGGAAAAGCTCACGGTCCTGGCGCCGGCAAAAAGCTTGCCAAAGGTGGTGTGCCCTCTTACTCAAAAGTTCCGAAATTTGGACAAATGAAGTAAAATATCAGCAACCCCCGGGTCTGCCACTGACGGCAAGCCGCAACTTAACAAATAGGAGCAGATCCGGTGGCAGTTTCAGGCACAGTCAGCACGACAGTTTTCAATACGCGAAAGGTCATTGACCACGCTTATCGTCGCTGCCGCATGCCTCCTGAAGGCGTATCGTCCGAGCAGATTAGCTTTGCTCTTGACACGATCTATTTAGTCTTAAGTATGTTGGCCAATCGCGGCCTGCAACTTTGGTGCATTGAAAAAGACATCATGCCTCTTTATCAAGCGCAAGGCTTGATTGAGATGCCCAACGGCATCGTCGACATCCTCAACACTAACTTGCGGACCCTGCAAGAAGTCAGCGGCACGTCAACTACTACGTCCACAACTTACCTGACGGTCTTTACCACAGCCACTCAAGTCACTAACGTCGGCGTGTACTGGAATGGAGCCTCAACAAGCTACGCCTTAGAGACATCAAACGATGGTGCCACCTGGACCACTCTGGCTACCGTAGCCAATCCAGGAACAGTGGCTAATGAAACTACATGGACTGACATTGAGGGGTCCATAGCGACCCTCTATTTCAGAGTTAGAGCCACCACAGGAGTTCTTAACCAATCCAGGGTCTTTCTTGGTAATACGCCAACAGAGATTCCAATGGCTCGCCTGAATCGCGACGACTACGTCAACCTGCCCAACAAGGCATTTCAAGGTCGTCCATTGCAGTTTTGGGTAAACCGGCAACTCAATAATCCCATCTTAAATTTGTGGCCCGTGCCCTCAGACCAATTCATCACCGCCCAAGTAATCGTGTGGGTCAAACGATACATCATGGATGTAGGCACGATGACTCAAGAGATTGAGATCCCCCAACGTTGGTATGACGCAGTGGTCTACGTATTGGCGGCACGCTTAGCTGAAGAGACCCCAACAGTAGATCCTCAGATGATCGCTATCTTGGACCAAAAGGCCCAACGTGCGCTGCTGGAAGCCGAGAACGAAGAACGCGACGATTCGCCAATCTACTTAACTCCCAACATTGCAGTCTATACACGATGAGCATCTACTTAGACACTCGCGGACTCAGCACTCTGGGCATTGGTCTTTGTGATCGTTGCAGCCGGAAGATGTCGCTGACTCAGTTGATGTCTGATCCAAATTCGCCGGGTCTTCGCGTCTGCCGTGAGGACCTAGACCAGCTCGATCCTTATCGCTTGCCCCCTCGTCAGTCTGACCAGATCACGCTGCCTTTTGTACGCCCAGATGCTCCTTTGTACAGCAATCCAGATGGCCTTGTCACCGAAGATGACAACAGCTTCTTGATTAGCTCAAACAACGGCTACCTCTTTCCGGATCCGCAGCAATGACGACCGTACCATCAAACCTGGTCCCAACGAAGATTAGCGACCTTCCGGTCGCCCCCGTACCCACGCCAAACGCCACTATGGTCTGCGTGATTAGCGGAGTCACTTACCAGGTTCCGTTTATTGACCTGCAATCGACTGTCTCGGTCCCCGCTTCTCGCTTAATCAACACAGGCGGCGGACTCCAGGGCGGCGGAGATCTTTCGCAAGACCGCACCTTAAGCATTGCAACCGGGGGCGTGACTAACGACAAACTGGCTGTCAGCGGCGTGACTGCTGGTACGTATGGCTCTGGCGCGTTAGTTCCAGTAGTCACTGTAGACAGTAAGGGATTGGTCACAAGTGTCTCTACGACCGCCCTAGTCATTTCTGGGTATGTTCCTGACACCCGCCAGATCATTGCGGGTACCGGTTTGACCGGCGGAGGTAACTTGCAGGCGGATCGGACCATATCAATGGTCTTTTCGTCTACGACACCGGCGGCCTTGAGCACTGCCTCGGCAGGAGCAGAAAACAATGCGGCTAGGGGAGACCACGTCCACCCAGCCCTTAACTTTGCAAACCTGACCGAGTACACAGGTCTTTTGCCTTTGACACGCGGCGGAACCGGCATGCAGGTTAATAGTCTGACTGCGGGGGCTCTTTGGTACTCTGACGGCAGCAATGGCTTCTTGCAGATGGTGCAAGGTTCTTTAGGCCAAGTTGTGGTCTCAAATGGAGCTTCTGCTCCTTCTTGGGGTTCTGCTTTAGTTGTATCTCCCCAGCCCGCCAATTACGTGTACGCCGGTCCAGAATCCGGAGGCTCAGCTACAACCACCTTCCGCTTGCTCGTCAACGCCGACATCCCAGGTACCTTGACCGGCAAGTCAATGAGCGGAGCAACTAACACATTTAGCAGCATCCCAAATGCCGCCCTAACCAATTCGTCAATCACCTTTAACGGCCAAACTGTCGCTCTAGGGGCTTCCGGCACGATTACGGCTACGGCAACCAACGCGTTAACGATTGGCACGGGTCTGTCTGGAACCAGCTACAACGGCTCGACTGCCGTGACCATTGCCATTGACAACACGGTGGCTACGCTTACTGGTTCCCAAACGCTGACCAATAAGACCATCAGCGGCAGCAGCAATACGCTGAGCAACATTGCAAATGCTTCGCTGACGAATAGCTCGGTTACCGTTGGCACTACAGCAATTGCTCTCGGGGCTTCTTCATTGACTTTGGGGGGATTGACTTCGGTTGCCGTAACTCAAGATCCTGTTGCCTCTCTTGACTTGGCCACCAAGCAATACGTGGATGCAATTGCTCAAGGCCTTGATCCTAAGGGTTCTTGTGTTGCTGCCACTACTGCAGACATTGTTCTATCAGGGGCCCAGACAATTGACGGTGTAGCTTTGCTTGCTGGAGACAGGTGTTTGGTTAAAGACCAAACCTTGAGCCAAAACAACGGCCTCTACGTAGTTGCTGCAGGGGCCTGGACTCGGGCCACTGATATGGACGCATGGGCAGAAGTGCCGGGGGCGTTCACTTTCATCGAGCAGGGAACCTTATACGCTGACACTGGCTGGGTCTGCACCTCAAACGCTGGCGGCACTTTGGGGACAACTCCCATCACTTGGGTGCAATTTGCTGGTGTGGGTTCTTACACGGCAGGCACTGGTCTGACATTAGCAGGCACTCAATTTAGTATTACTAATACGGCTGTGGCTGCTGCCTCTTACGGCTCAGCCACTCAAGTTGGCACATTTACGGTCAATGCACAGGGCCAATTGACTTTGGCTGCCAACGCGACTGTCACACCGGCAGTTGGTTCAATCACTGGCTTGGGTACTGGAGTTGCTACTTGGCTAGCAACTCCTTCATCCGCAAATCTGGCTTCTACGGTAACTGACGAGACAGGCTCAGGGGCCTTGGTGTTTGCAACGTCGCCAACGCTGGTCACTCCAGCTCTTGGAACACCCTCGTCAATTGTCCTTACTAGTGCAACTGGTTTGCCTTTGACAACCGGAGTGACCGGTACTCTGCCAATCGCAAACGGGGGCACAAATGGAACAGCCGCGCCGACTTCTGGAGCCATAGCTTACGGTACCGGGACGGCTTACAACTTTAGCTTGGCTGGAACAACAGGTGACTTTATAATTTCAGGGGGTACTGGTTCACCTACCTGGACTAGCACAATCTCTGGAGGAACTTACTAATGACCACAATCCTGATTAAGAAAAAGGACACGGCGGGGGCCCCTACGGCCGGTGACCTAACTAATGCAGCTGGGGGCACTGAGATTGCTGTTAACACAGCTACCAAGCGCATCTATACAAAAGACAGCGGAGGCAACGTTGTCGAGCTTGGTACAAACGCGGCTTCATCAACGATAGATCAGTTAACGGTCGTCACGTCTACAACCCTGTCTTATGGCACAGCCAATCAGGTCCAGTATTTGAATGCTTCAAAGTTGCTTGTTGGTTCTGCCAACATGACCTTTAACGGTACTACTTTAGCGTTGGCTGGGCTAAGCAATTCTGGCACAACTACCCTAACAGGTACAGCCACGCTATCTGGCCTGACAGCTTCTACAGCGCTAGCCTTGGATGCAAGCAAGAACGTGGTGAGTGTAACTAATACAGGCACCGGGGATAACGTACTTGCAACAAGCCCCACCCTGGTAACGCCGGCTCTTGGCACTCCCGCAAGCGGCGTGGTCACCAACCTGACCGGCACGGCTTCCATCAACATCAACGGCACCGTAGGTGCTACGACCCCTGCAGTAGCCACGGTTACCACCCTGACTGCCACAGCAGACTCGACATTTAGCTCGACCGGCGCGTTGGTTATCAGCAAGGGTACTACCGGGCAACGGCCAACGGCTGCAAGCGGAATGCTTCGCTTCAACACCACGACTCTTGAATTTGAGGGCTACAACGGCACTGCATGGGCTTCTGTGGGCGGTGCGGCACTGAGCAACGATACAAGCACAGCGACCGATGTCTTCCCATTGTTTGCAAACGCTACGACTGGAACAGCATCAACGCTGTTCACATCTAACGCCAAGTTCTTGTACAAGCCCTCTACTGGCGAACTGCAAGCCACAGCAATGGTGTCCTCTAACGGCATCACAGTGAACGCCAATACGGTGGCAGCGGACTACACTATTGCAGCAACCAACAACGGCATGAGTGCTGGCCCCGTAACGGTAAATTCTGGAATCACAGTGACAGTCTCAAGTGGCAGCACTTGGGTAGTCGTATAAGGAACAAACATGACAATCACAATTAACGGCTCAGGTACGGTTACAGGGGCAAATACGCTCACAAACACCAACACAGTTACATCCGCAGCAGCCACAGCCTTAACGCTACAAAGCGCAGGGACAACAGCAGTCACTATTAGTACGGGTCAGAACTCGGGGTTTGGTATTACTTCTCCCGCATACCGTGTTCACGCATACAACAACAATGGCGCTACGGCGGGGGTAACTTATCCGATAGTTGCGGAGAACGCCTCCAGTGCAGCAGGTAACACCAACGGCGCTGGCATTGGTTTGGTTCAAGGCACTAGGCCAGCCGCTTCACTTGAAGGCATACGCACTAACCCTGCCGGAGACTACGGCACTGCGTTGGTATTTAAAACAAACAGTACAGGAGAAGCAAACTCAGGGTTCTCCTATTTAACAGAACGCGCCCGTATCGACTCCAGCGGTAACTTTGCAGTAGGGACTACAAGTTCTTCTGCTTGGTCTACTGGTGCTATTGTCCTTTTTAAGGATTATGGCGGCTATCAAGCATTAGGTGTTTCACACGCTTCAGGCGTAGCTTCTGGTTCCGCTTTCCACAATTTTGCTTATAACGGAGCCATTATTGGCTCTATTACGCAGAATGGAACAACTGGGGTTCTTTACAACCTGTCTTCTGATTACCGCCTTAAAAACAACCCACAAGCACTGACAGGTGCTAAAGATTTTGTAATGGCTTTGCAGCCTAAGAAGTGGCAGTGGTGGGATGGCTCTGGTGAAGGTGTTGGCTTTATCGCTCACGAGTTTATGGAAGTTGCCAAGCACTCAGGCAATGGAACTAAAGATGCTGTTGAAACTGTAGAAATTAAGGATGAGCAAGGCAATGTAACAAGTACAGAACAACGTCCAGTGATGCAATCAATTCAACCCTCAAGTTCAGAAGTCATGGCAAACCTTGTTTCGTTTATCCAAGAACAACAAGCCCTCATCACATCCCTGACCACTCGACTCACAGCACTGGAGAACAAATAATGGGAGTTAAACTCGCAGCGGCAAGCGGTGGAAGCATCGAACTTGTCCCAACAAACACAGCTAGTAACTTTACTCTGACGGTTCCGGCGGTGTCAGGGACTATGGCTTTGTCTATTGCTCCTCAAGTCACTCAATACCTGTCAGGTTCTGGTACATACACAACACCAGCAAATGCTTTGTATTTAATTGTTGTCATTGCTGGCGGCGGCGGCGGCGGTTGCGGTTCTGGTACAGGTGCAGTAGCAAATGGAGTAGCTGGTGGCAATACTACATTTGGAACTTCTTTGTTGACTGCTACTGGCGGTGGGACTGGAGGTAATATTTCTGCTGGTGGAACTGCAACAGTAAGTTCTCCTGCTGTAGCTATTATTTCCGTTAAAGGTGGACAAGGTGGTGGTGTTGGGTACACAGGCGCTGGTTCTTATACTTATGGCGGTATGGGGGGTAACAACCCACTTGGCGGCGCTGGGGGGACTAGTGGTTTTGGTTACAACGCTGGAGATGCTTCGCCTAATACTGGTAGTGGTGGCGGCGGCGCTGGCTCAGCAAATGTTGCTGCTGTTTATACAGGCCCGGGCGGCGCGGCTGGTGGCTACATACAGGCAATAATTTCTTCTCCCAGCGCAACATATTCATACGCTGTTGGCGCTGGTGGTGCTGGTGGGGCGGCTGGAACATCCGGACAAATTGGTGGCAGTGGTGGCTCTGGCCTTGTTTCAATCACAGCTTATTTCTAAGGAACCATCATGCAACGATATGCAATTGTGAAAGACGGTGTTGTTCTAAACGCTGTTGAATACGAAACACAACCAGTAGGTACGCCTGGCGGGTTTGACGAAGGCGCAGTAGCAATTCAAAATGACCAAGCGGCTCCCGATTGGCTCTATGCGAACGGCGTGTTCACAAATCCTAATCCACCCGTTCCTTTTGTTTTACCTGAAGGAGCGCAAGCATGACCACATCAATAGGCGGCACAACAGGCATTACGTTCAACGATGCCTCGGTACAGGCAACAGCAGCAACAGGGTTTGGGTTTAAGAACCGCATCATCAACGGCGCAATGGTGATAGACCAGCGTAATGCGGGGGCGAGTGTTACGCCTACTGATGGGCAATATACTTTAGACCGTTGGCAAGCATATGGAAGTCAAGCATCTAAATATACAGTTCAACAAACACCAAGTGCAACAGAAACTGGGTACGCTACTCGTGTGGGTGCGGGTTTCACAAACTATTTAGCAGTCACATCTTCTGCTGCTACTTCTTTAGGAGCTTCTGATTATTTTTTCTTACAACAAAGAATTGAAGGTTTTAACTTTTCTGACATGGCATGGGGAACAGCAAACGCAAAAACAGTTACATTGTCTTTTTGGGTTCGTTCAAGTCTAACTGGTACTTTTGGCGGTTCGTTGTTAAATTCTTCTGACAATCGTTCGTACCCATTTAGTTACACAGTTTCTTCTGCAAACACTTGGACTAATGTTAGTTTAACTATTGCTGGCGATACAACAGGAACTTGGGTTGGAGCTACAAACGGAGCAGGTTTAAAAGTATCTTTTGGGTTCGGCGCTGGCTCAACTTATAGTGGAACTGCTGGTGCTTGGGCCAGTGCTTTATACCTTTCAGCCACAGGAGCAACATCAGTAGTCGGCACAAGCGGAGCCACCTTCTACATCACAGGCGTACAGCTTGAAAAAGGCAGCACAGCCACATCGTTTGACTATCGGCCTTATGGGACGGAGTTGGTGCTGTGTCAGCGGTATCTACCCGCGTGGAATATGACTGCCGCAAACCAAGTGTTTGGACAAGGGCAATCTAGCTCAGCAGCAGCAGCAATTATTCACCTACCATTCAAAGTTTCTGCGCGAGTTGCCCCGACAGGAATTTCAGCTTCTGCCGCAGCTAATTTTTATTTAACAAATAGCACTTACGGTGTTGCAGGTACATATGCTTCAACTGTTTTTTCATATGGTTCTACTGAAGGAATTGCTATTGCAGCATCTTGCGGCTCTGGACTTGTAGCAGGAAATATAACAACTATTGCGTCTAACTCTACTTCAGCACAAATTCTTGCAACAGGATGTGAACTATGACAACCCCAGTTTGGAAACTTTTACCGCTTAGTTTTATGCAACAAACGCAAGTCGTATGGCGGGAATGGCCCGATGGCAAACAAGAATCCTGCCTTGTAACTACGCCTGAGTACCTAGCTTGGCTTGCTGAAGGCAACACCCCAACCCCTGCGGACGAATGATTGATGCGCTTGCTTCTGCTCAAGTACCGTGGCCCAATACCGAGACAAAAATCGTGTTGGTGTGCCGCGTCGTACTGCCGAGCGAGAAGTATGGCGCTAATGAGTTCCTAGACAAAGACGGGAGGGTGTGCCGATGGGTTGTGGAGGTCAAAAATGATCGACCCAATTAGCGCATTCGCCATAGCACAGGGTGCTATAAAAGGAATCCAAGCTGCAATCAAAATGGGCAAGGATGTCCAAGGCATCACGAACGACGTGATGAAGTTCTTCGACGCTAAGGAAAAGGTAGCCAAGGAAGCGGTCAAAGACCCAAAGAAAAAATACAGTTCTGACACCAGCCAAGCGATGTCCACGGTCATGCAACTGCATGAACTAAATAAAGCTGAGGAAGAATTGAAATGGCATTTTATCAATCAGGGCCATAGCGCCTTGTGGACGCAGATCGTATTGGAGCGAAACAGCATAGTGCAGCGCAGGAGAACGCAAGAAATACTGGACGCTAAAGCGGCTAAGAACCGCAAGGCAGAGATTGACGAAGCCATCACAATGGCGCTTTGTATCTTGGTAGCAGCAGCAATCTTTGCGCTGGTAGGTATTGGAATAATTGCTTTGAAAGGTAAGTGATGGCTGATGAAGGTTTAAACGCAAATACCACTTTGGACAAAGTTCTGGGGTATGTAGATTCGCCGTTTAAACTTGCTGCCATCCTTATTATGGGCTTGGTTGCCTTCAGTGGATACTTTGTATATACAAACCAAGACCTGCTTATTGGCGCTTACAAAGAATCCAAGAAGATACCTAGCATTGCTGAAGACAGGGTCGAAGATGCCTCTGCACACCTGTTCAAGACCACCAACGCCACTATCGTTGCGGTGTTCAAAGTCAACCCTATGTTTGGGACTCGTGTGCTGTATCGAGCCTACGCCAAGGACGGCAGAGACAAAACCAATGACGGGCTGGATGTTGGCCTGTTTACAAACAACGCAGCCAATAATGCCGATGTTGTGAAACTGATGGCAAACGAAATCCCTTGCGGGGAGTACCGCACAGCGCAGTCTGAGATGGGTATTTGGTACATCAACAAGGGCGTTACTTATACTTGCCGAATCAGCGTTCCACCAGAGCCGGGGCGGTTCGTGGGGCAGATAACCGTGGGATGGGAAACCGAACCCGAAAACTTAGAATCAGCACGAACCATGCTGAGTATTGCCGCAACCATGTTATCTAGGAGTAAACAATAATGGATTGGTTAAAACAAATTGCGCCCACTATTGCAACCGCAATGGGTGGCCCGTTGGCTGGCATGGCTGTAACTGCTATCTCCAAAGCCATTGGTGTTGACCCCGACAAAGTTGGCGACCTAATTTCTAACAACAAACTTTCAGCAGAACAGATTGCTCAAGTCAAGATTGCTGAAATTGAACTTCAAAAACAAGCCAATGAACTTGGCCTTAACTTTGAAAAGTTGGAAGTTGAAGACCGCAAATCAGCACGAGATATGCAAGCCACAACCAAATCAATAGTGCCGCCTTTGCTGGCTGGCACGGTGACAGTTGGCTTTTTTGGCATTATGGGAATGATGTTTTTTAACAAGATTGATAGCACTAATCCCGCAATTCTTATGATGCTTGGTTCATTGGGTACGGCTTGGACAGGCATTATTTCTTATTACTTTGGCTCATCGGCAGGTTCTCAAGCCAAAACAGATTTATTGTCAAAGGCAGCAAAATGAACCTTTCGCCCAATTTCACCCTTGCAGAATTGACCGTCACCGACCACAGGGAATTTGACAACAGCCCAACCCAAGAAGAAATAAGCAACTTGCAACGCTTGGCGCAACTGCTGGAACAGGTCAAAGAAACCCTTGGGGGTAAGCCCGTGATGATTAACTCCGCGTTCCGCAGTAAGCAGGTCAATGATGCAGTTGGAAGTTCTGACAAGTCTCAGCATCGTAAGGGCTGCGCTGCTGACTTCCGAGTGCCAGGTGTGACCCCTGACGAAGTAGTCCGTGCCGTGATTGCCGCGGGTTTGCCATTCGATCAGATCATCCGAGAGTTTGACCGCTGGACGCACATCAGCATCCCTAACGTGGATGGCGGCACACCCCGTGGCAAAGCACTGATTATTGACAAGGCTGGCACTAGACAGTTTACATAATGGCAACAAACTACACCGGCCAACTCACGACACCGGCAGCACCCAACACGGGTTCGCCTGGGAATGAGTACGACTCAAAATACTTCAGCCAAACCTTCTCCAACATGGGGAACTACTTTCAACGCGTCACAAGCATCATTGCTGCGCTGTTCGGACCAAGGGGTGGGAAGTACATCAACATTCCTTATGGGGCGTTTCAGGACGGTACAAATCAGACGGCGGCCAACACCACCACAGCCTACCCTGTAACCTTTGATACTACAGACTTCAGCAACGGGGTGACATTGTCAAACTCGTCAAGACTTAACGTGGCTCAGCCTGGTCTATACAACCTGCAATTCAGCATCCAAGTCAAGAACACGACAAACAGTTCTCAAGACATTGACTTTTGGTTCAGAAAGAATGGGACTGACATTGCCAAATCAAACAGCAGGTTCGGTATGCCAGCAAGGAAGTCGTCGGGTGACCCGTCTCATGGAATCGTTGCCCTTAATTTCTTTGTGAGCCTAGCCGCCAATGACTATGTGCAGATCGTTTGGAGGACAAGCGACGTTGCGGTGACCATTGAAACCTTTGCGGCTGGAACCTCCCCGACACGCCCGTCAGTTCCTTCGGTGATTGCCACCATGTCGTTCGTCTCCAATTTGTCTACAGAAACAGCATAATCTCGTCATGGCACTCATACCACTCAAAATCCCCCCAGGCGTTTACCGTAATGGTACTGAGTACCAGGCTGCGGGACGCTGGTACGACTCAAACCTTGTGCGCTGGTACGAGAACACTCTGCGACCTATTGGTGGGTGGAGAAAGAGGTCAGCAACGCAACTCACTGGACTCTGCCGTGGATTGATAGCATGGAGATCAAACAGTGGTGGCCGGTACGTTGCCGCTGGTACTCATTCAAAACTCTTTGCGATGGACGAGAACTCCGTTGTCAAAGACATCACCCCAACGGGTTTCACTTCGGGCCGAGCAGACGCTGTCAGCGGAACGGGCTACGGCTACAACACTTATGGCTCGTTTGCCTACGGAGTTGCACGTCCCGACATCGGCTCCGTGGCTCCTGCCACAACGTGGAGCCTTGACACCTTTGGCGAGTACCTTGTGGCGTGTAGCGACACAGACGGCAAACTCTACGAGTGGCAGTTGGGTTTTTCTACCCCGACTCTTGCGGCTGTAATCACCAACGCACCAACGAGTTGCGCGGCCCTGCTGGTGACTTCTGAGCGAATCATCTTTGCGTTGGGAGCCGGTGGCAATGGCCGTCTAGTGTCTTGGTGTGACCAAGAGAACAACACAGTATGGACTGCCGCGTCAAATAATCAGGCTGGCGACTTTGAACTAGCCACAGTTGGATCACTGAAGGCAGGTAAACGAGTCCGAGGTGTAAACTTATTGTTTACAGACGTGGATGTGCATACAGCAAGTTACATAGGCCTTCCCTTCGTGTACTCGTTTGAGAAGGTAGGTTCTGGCTGCGGGGTGATCTCATCCCAGTCCATTGCGGCCATCGACACCTCCGCGATGTGGATGTCCAAGTCAGGCTTTTGGCAGTACGACGGCTACGTCAAGCCAATGAACTGCGACGTGTCCGACTATGTCTTCAACAACATCAACTACAACCAAGCCTCAAAGGTCTACGCCGTACACAACTCTTCGTTTGGCGAGATCACATGGTTCTACCCGTCAAGTGCATCAAACGAGAATGATTCTTATGTGACGTACAACTACCGAGAGGGGCATTGGGCGATTGGAACCATGTCCCGCACGGCTGGCACTGACAGGGGTGTGTTCAGCAACCCATTGATGGTCAGCGCAGATTCCTACATTTATGAGCATGAGGTGGGCTTTGGCTATGACGGCGGCTCTGTATACGCTCAGTCAGGACCCTATGAGATCGGGGTAGGCGATAAGGTCATGACCGTTAAGTCAGTGATTCCCGACGAGCAGACCTTGGGCGAGGTTGCCATCTCCTTCACTGCAAGGCTGTACCCGACATCGGCTGAGTCTACCTATGGACCGTTTTCGGCCAAGGCTCCCACCGATGCCAGGTTCTCAGGTCGGTCCGTAAAGATGAAAGTTACAGGCAACGTGCTAGATGATTGGCGCGTTGGGGTGATGCTGTTGCGCCAAAGCCAGCACCAGGTGCTGAGTTATCAAAGCCACCACCACCGCTGCTTGGGCTAAGG